CAGTTCAAGTTGATCGTCGAGGAGGCCACTTCCAAGGCGGGCAAGAAGTACGCTCTCCCGCGGCTGTACGTGGACCGCGGGGCCGGCACTCCGACGGCGACCCCGCCAGCCGCCCCGAAGGCTGCCCCGGAGCCGATCGCCGCGACGAAGCCGCTTTCCGACGAGCCTCCGTTCTGACCGATGTTTGACAACAGCCGGATGCCGGGGCCCAAAGGCCCCGGCCCGGTTGTCTTGAGAGGAGAGCACATGTATAGCGTCACTGTTCACTTCAGGGGCGGCTCCGCGCCGCTAGTCGAGACGGCCGACCAGATCTCCGACAACGCTTCATCGCTGGAACTCATGAGCCGGAATGGCGATTACACGGTTGTCCCGCACGCGAACGTCCTCTATTACGACGTTGTCCTAGACGACGACGACAGCGAGTTCGGTGACGACGCCGCGGTGTTCCTGGCGCCGCGACCCCTGCGGTAGAAAGGCCGGACGGCATGGTTAGCGGGACGCTCGTGTACGACGTCGAGACCCACAGCAAAGAGCTTCTCTATTCCATGCCTCCGGAGAAGTTCGTTCGGCTGATTGGGTACAAGTGGAAGGGCTCCGACGAAGTCACCCTGACCACGGACTTGGAGGAGATCCGATCGGCTATCCGGTCGGCGAGATGGATTGTCACTCATAACGGGAACGACTTCGACCTTCCGGCCGTCTTCGGAACCCTGTCAGACGAGCCAATCAAGCTCGCCATGGCGAAGCGTGTCTACGACACGTGGGATCACGCGGTCTTGGTTAACTCCATTCCTCGGGAGTACACGAACCGGCATGGAGAGTTGCGGAAGGCACCCAAGGATGGGTGGAAGCCGGAGCAGACGCTCCCGTGGTACGGCCTGGACGAACAGGCATTCCAGCTCGGGGTGGCCGGCAAGACCGCGGACCTGAAAGAGCTTGCGCTGGAGTTCGGAGACCCCGAGCTACCGAGGAAAGCGAGGATCGCGGACGGATTCGGGAAGATCCCGGTAGACGACCAACGCTACCGGGACTACCTAGTAGGTGACGTACTGGCGTCTGAGCGGGTGGCGGTTGAGCTACTGAAGCGGGGCCCGCTAGACGACTACGCGCTGAGGGAGCAGAACATCTCAGCGGTAAAGGCCGTCATAAAGGCCAATGGACTCAGGCTGCATCAGCCAGCGGCGGAGGCCCGGAGGGATGAACTCGCCGCGAGACGGGAGGTCATCCTCTCGGAACTCCAGGAACGCTACGGCCTGCCGACCGATGGCGCATCGCCTTGGGACACCACAGAGGGCAAGGTCGCCATCTTGGCGGCGCTGGCGGACCACGGAATCACCCAGAAGTCTCGGCCGAACTGGACGAAGACCCCGGCGTGGGAGAACCGGGAGGACAAGATCCGGGAGTCCCGGGAGAAAGCGGCGAAGCTCCGGGCTGACGCCCGGGGGTGGCGAGAGGAGTTAGCCGGCGGGCAACTGAAGCCAAGGTCTGTCCAGTCCCGTGAACGGTGGGTCGAGCGAGCGGAGCGAGAGGCAGACGACCGGGAGGCTATCCCGCTTCCGCCGGCCTTCGGCCACAGTCTCAGCGGAGACACGCTGAAGGAGCTGACGAAGGACACTCAGGCAGAGGAACTCGGGACCGCGCTAGCAGAGCTGAAGGGCCAACGGTCGCTGTCTCAGTTGGCCTTGGACTCCGTCTACCCGGATGGCTTTGTTCACCCGGAAATCACGATGCTTCAGCGGTCCGGTCGGTGGTCCACCACCGAGCCAGGGCTGACCGTGTGGACGAACAACGGACCGGGCGCTGTGGAGAAGGCGTACTTCGTCCCGGACAACGCCGACGACGTTCTCATGGAGTTCGACTACTCCAATGCGGACGCCCGGATGGTCGCAGCCGAGAGCGGCGACAGGGCGTATGCCGTCCGATTCCAGCCCGGCCAAGACGGACACATGATCAACGCGATAGCGGCGTGGGGAAAGGACGCCGTTGCCGCCGACCCCAAGAGCTACCGCCAGAGAGCGAAGGTCCCGGGTCACGGGTGGGGTTACCGGATCGGCGCTAAGAAGCTGGCGTCCGGGACCGGGATGCCAGAAGACGAAGCCCGGATGTTCCTGAACAACATGAACAAGGCGTTCAAGGACGTCGTGAAGTGGCAGGAAGGATGCGAGAAGTACGCCCGGCGGCACGGCTACATCGTGAACGACTGGGGCCGGCGGATGCCGGTGGAGAAGGGCCGGGAGTACAACCAGCCGCCTGCCCTTATCGGGCAGTCGGGGACACGGGAGATCGTGTGCGACTTCCTTCTCTCGCTCCCGCTGCACATCCTTCGCCGGGTGAAAGCCCAGATTCACGACGCGGTCCTGATGTCGATTCCGCGGAGGAACTGGGAAGCGTGCCGGGATTACGTCCTGAGCATGATGGAAACCAGTTACGAACCGCGGCACGGCAAAGGCCAACGGATCGATTTCCCCGCGTCGGCGGGGCCGCCTGGGGGGTCGTGGTTCGAAGCAATCCACTGAGAGGAGAAAGAGTGAGCGAGTTATCTGAGAGGCTGGTTGCCGCCGTGCAGAACGTGTTGCCGGAGGCTTACGACCGAGCCCTACGAGGAGGCATTGCGCCGTTCTTCCCGACCACGAACCCAGAAGACTGGGGCATCGAGGCACGGGCGGCTGTCGTCGCCGTGCTCCGGGCGATCGGCGACGAGGACGACAAGCGCGAGGGGTTCTGGGAGAACGGCGGATTTCCCGGCGCACACGGGCTTGCCGCCGAGATCGAGGCCGGCCGATGAAACTCTGGCTACTGAGGACACTCGACACCATCGTCCACTTCGTGCTCTACCCGCTCCCGTTTCCGGCCTGGGCGTACCGAGTCTGCCAGGCGTACATGCGGGAAGTCCGCAGAGGGGATGACAACCGGTGAGCGAGTTGTCAGAGCGGTTGATGAAGGCTGCCAAGGGCGCCGAAATGGAAGCACACGCGGCAGCCGTCCTGGACAACAAGGGCAGGCCGTTCTCCGGTGGCCGGATCGTTGACGCCTATGTCCGTGCGACCGTGGTTGCCGTGCTCCGGGTGCTCGGTCGCGAGGACGACAAGCGCGAAGCCTTCTGGGAAGACGGTGGGTTCTCGCAAGCGCACAAGCTGGCCAATGAAATTGAGGCCGGCCGGTGACGGTCGTCCTCTCGGCTGACCGGTCGCTCGCCCCCGGGGATATCCGAGCCCTCGGGGCGGGCGACCTGGTCACCCTTCGCCGGTCCGTTAAGGACCGGGCGGACTGGGATCACATCATTCCGGCGCTCCTGATCGCTGTGGTCCGGGGCGCCTCTGTTGTCTGGGAGGACTGATGGAAGAACGTGTCGTTGACGGAGTACGACACTGGTACGTCGAGGACAGCGACGAGAAGCCGCAAAGCCTCCGCACGGAAATGCTGCTAGAGGCCGAAGGCCTCATCAACGGCGACCGGAACAACCAGTACGGCCCGCCACACCAGGACTTCCAGCGAACCGCGGACATGCTGTCCGCCATGGGATTCCGGTTCGACGACGGCCACGGCGGCAATCGGCCGCTGAAGGCGCACGACACCGCGCTGATGTTGGCCGCGGTGAAGATGTCCCGGCTCGCCTGGACGCCGGGGAAGCGGGACTCCTGGGTTGACCTGGCCGGCTATGCCGCGTGCGGGTTCGAGGCTCACGAGCTGACCAAAGAGGAGAACTGATGGCGAAGAAGCCCGCCGGCAAGGCCGGCCAGGACGACGTGCCGGCCAACGTCCGGGAGGGCCGGGCGGCCGAGAGGACCGAGAAGGCGATCAACCGGGCGAACGAGTCCGGCAAGACGCCCGCGGAGAAGCTCGAAGAGCTACTGAGAGACGACTGACGGCCGTAGTTTGACAGCGGGCGAAGCCCGCTGTTAGGCGGGTATCATCATAGAGACGAGTGGAGGAACGATGGACTGGCTGAACGAACAGATTCGCGAACGGCGCGAAGCCGGTACGACCGATTTCGAGATCGAGCGTGACGGAGAGATCGTGTACGAGGAGACCACGGTGAACGGTAAGCCCATTGGTTGGAACGTGCCAATTCACCCCTCACTGCCCGCCGTGCAGCCCACCCGCTAGCCCACGACACAGAGCGCCCCCTACCGCTGGCTTCGGCTGGCGGCAGGGGGCTTTTTGTCGTTTCTGGGGTCAGTAGCCGTCACGGCTGCGCTGTAGGCCCCGTATCTCATCGATAGTCCGGCTCCACACGTCGACTACGTGTTCTGCCTCGTCCGGGTCCGTCTCTGCCTGGTCCCGGCGACTAGCTAGGGCCCTGCGGAGCATCGCTGCCCGACCCTTCTTTGTGGACGGATCGTCCGCCAAGTCTGCTCTACCTCCTGGTGGACTTGGATACCCGGCCGCCGTCATTAGGACCACGCACGGCGGCCGGGCTAGGCGTGGCCGACCACGCCCGACCCCTGACGCCTTGTCGCAGGGGCCACCGGTCAGCACGAGGACTGCCGCGTACCCGTGCCGACCGGAGCTAGGCTGTCTCTTTCTCCACTCGGTCAGCGAAAGCGACCAGCATTCCTGCGGTGCCTTCAAGGATCGCGGCCAGCTCTCGTAACTGGTCCGCCGGTAGAACGCCGTTTTCAATTCGGTAGTCGAGCATCCGTTGCACCGAGTGCCCCATGCGCGTATTGATCTTCCTCAGGTTGGCCAATATCTGAAACTGTCCCCAGATATCAGCCGACTCCGGCGACATGGCCTTCACGGCGTCGCCTCCACGTCGGCCTTCACCTCAAGGCATTTCGTGCACACCCCAGTAGAGGCCGGGAGGTCCAACCACTCGATATCGCCGCTCCAGTACCGAGCCCCACAGAGCGCGTACACGTGCCACGGGTAATGATTGGGCGGGTGAAACAGGTGGACCTGTCGAGCGTCCCCGATCAACCCAGGGAGAGCCCGGCCTACCGCTACGGTGAGCATCCCGACTCCACTTGTCATGACATCTTTACCAGTGACGATAATGTCACATCTGGGGCGCACTGGTCAAGACAAGCTGTC